ATCCGCTGCTTCTAAAACAGATAGTGGTGTTTTAGCTGAACTGTTTAATAAGAATTGTCCTGGGACATCCATTTCTGGTGTTATTGATCCTCCGGCTGAATAGCCACGAGGAACGCCACCTTCTTTTAATGCACCTATTGATTGTAAGTAACCATAAATAGATGACGATGGTATTTGTGTTATACCTTGATAGTAATCTTGAAATCTTTTGTTTACGTTTTTAAGTGGATCAGTTGCTGCATCATAAACATATTCTTTTGGAATTTCATCTTCAGGAACTGGTTCTTCATCAAATGCCCCGAGTCCGTAAGCAAGTGCTGTACCACCAAGAGCTGCTGGTAAGAAACGATACATACTTTTAGGATCTAATTTATTACCTGTTAATGGATTTTTTTCCATCATTAAAGCATCTTTAAATCTTCCTAGTCCTGTAGACATTTCTGGAGGACCAATTAAATTAGCATCAGGATTAACAGGGAATCTATTACCCATTACTAAATCAGAAAACTTTGCAACTTTGTCCGGATTAAAAAATGCTTTATCTTTATTAAAAATATTTAAAGGATTTCCAAATAAACGATTTCCACCGGGACTGCCTGCTTGACCGCCCCACATGGTTCCTGCACCAAAACCACCAAGACCACCTAAAACGGCACCTTTAGCATTTCCGGTTCCAAGACCTCCTCCGAGAGCTCCTATACCTGCTGACATCCAAGGGCCTGCTCCGAATGCTCCGGCAATAACACCAGCATATGGCGCTATCTTTTTAGCTGCTCCTTTAATTTTCTTTACTAGATTTTTAAACATATCTCCTATTGCAATTATGAATTGTCTTATTTTCAGCAAGGAGGCTAGACTTGTGCATTATGCCTATTTAATCATACAATTATAGTCAAAATATTGGTATAACACAAGAGCTATAATGTCTAGTACAGAAAAGTTTGATATTGATAAATGCCCTATGGTTCGTATAACATGGCTTGATGCCAGAGATACGGAGACAGGCTGGCTGTCAATTAAAGAAATGAAAGATGCTCCTTTAGCTTTATGTCAAGAAGTTGGTTGGATGATAGTAGAAAACAAAGAAAAAGTAGTCATTATGCGTTCATGGTGTAGAGACAAAGATGATAATCATGGAGGAGGAGCAATAGCTATACCTCGTGGTTGGGTAACAAAAATAGAATATTTGGAGGTTAGTTATGGCCGAGGAAATTACCATTAGTAATGTTTTTTCTAAAAACATATATAAAACACATTTAAAAAATCACAAATCAATCAATAAAAAGATAAAACCTTTAGTAGAATATTTCGTTAAAGCAAAACCAGGTAGTGTTGCAGCTACTACAGATGTAGAAGGTAATACAAATTTTACAGATCTGAATGATGCTAAAGATAATTTACATTTAGATAAAGATTATGATGATTTGTTTAAACCTTTATGCAAACATATTAATTCTTTTTTAAAAGTTAAAGGATATAATTTAGATAAGTTTGATGCTCATTTTACAAAAGCATGGGCCACATATACGACACAAAATCAACACATAGCATCACATAAACATACAGCTAGTCACTTTAGTTGTGTCTATTATGTTCACAATGAGGACATGGGTAATGTAAGATTTGAAGAAGAACTGGCCGCACAAACAGGTTTATTTATTCCACCAACCGATCAATATATAAAAGAATGGAATCAATTTAATTTTGCTAGTTATATCTTTCCAGTTAAAACTGGAGACTTTGTAATTTTTCCTAGTATATTATTACATCAAACAGAAACTAACTTGAAACCTGATCCAAGAATTAGTATTAGTGGAGATATAATTTTAACAATGAAAAAGGGTGTTAGTACCGAACATTGTTTACCTCATCCAGATATGTGGAGGATTACATGACAGAATTAGTATTACTTATAATAATTTTAGCAGTTGTTATATTCATTGCCTTTATGGTATTGGTCCAGGGGCAGCAGATTCATGACCTGTTAAAAAAGAAATAATGTCAAGGAAACAATTATAAAAAGTTTTCTTGCAAATAAGTTTTTAAACTCGTAAAGTGATCCTTACCCCAAAAATTTAAATAAGGAGATATTATGACACAAGAAGAGGCATCTGCATCAATCGCTTACCTAGCAGACAAATTAGCAAACTACCACAGCAGACTTATGACTGTAGAACGAGAATTAGCAAATCATAAAAAAGATTGTAAGTGTCATGATAAGGAAGAATCTCAAGTAATGGTTTCTAGCGAACCAGAAGAATGTGAAATGTGTAGTGCTTAGTCGTTTTTGGTTTGACCAAAAACATCAGGTAATTTAACAACTTTTATTTCAACATTTTGTTCTATATCATCTTCAGTTGTGTCAGTAGATGGATTATCAACATCTGCTTTTGCATGATCCTCTGAATCATAATCGTTGCCTGTTTTCTTATTTTTTATTTCAACATGTACTTCAGGTTGAATAATAGGAATTTCTTGGCCTTCTGCCATATATGTCCCAACTTGCTTTGATTCTTGTACTTTTTTAAATGTCATTGCGTTATCTCCATTAAACTTACTAATATTTTTACTGCGCCTGTTAATTTAATTGCATCAGCTTCTTCTAATACAATAGGTTGAGTTAAAACTTCTGTTTCAGCGGCATCAGCTAAACTGTCTTTATATAGTTCTATCTCTAAATTGCTATTACTACTGTCCAGCATAGTTACTGTTGTTGCAACAGCTCCTCCTGATTGATTAGACAACTTAATGCTTTTTACTAAAGCAGTTGTTGGTAAAATAGGGGGTTGACTATTTTGATCAGCTGTAGGAACAGTGTATATTGTTCCTGTAGCACTACCAGATCTACTAATAAAAGAATCAGCCAAAGAACCACGTCCTTGCTGTAGATTCGTCTTTTAAATCTTGTTGATAACCAAAATTTAATTGTTGAATCACTTGTTCTAATAACCTTATTAATACATCAAACTGAGTTTGATTATATTCCGGGGTTGCATTAGGTAATCTAGTTGTACTTATTTTTGACATTATCTACCTCCATCTGGTTGAACATCCAAACGTAAAGTTCCAAATCTCCAGTTGTCTCCAATTGCATCACTTTTAATAGTTAGTTGTCCTTGTCTACCTCTCCCCCTTATATCAAATTTGGTAGTAGTTGTCGATATAGTTGAAGTTTTAGTTATTGAAGTAGAAGATGCAGGATAAGTTTTAAAGTTAAGTTCTACATCAACAGTACCTGCTAGATTTTGAAAATCTGGAATTCCTCTTCCTATATGAAGTAGTTCTTGTCCATCTTGAATATCAAAATCACCTGAAGTAACATGAGCATCTAAAGCTGCTCCATCAGCATCAAATCCATATTCTTGTATAAAGAAGGTAGAAGCTCCTGCTGTTAATCCTAAAATACTAGGAGTAGTAGCAGTTGCTGTTGTAGAATATTCGGTAGCGTAAGGATATTCATAAACTCCATAATCCACCCATGCTGTTCTAGCTAAAGTTCCAATAGACCAAGAATTTTCTAAATAATTTAAACTTACATATCTATCTATTTGTTGTGCATTAAGACTACAATAAAACCAAGTAATTTCATTTTTTTCTGAATTAAGACCACAATAGGTTTCTGGTTGTGTAGTTATATTAAAATCACTAAATACATAATCTTGAACACTACATGGTATTTTTTTAACTGCACCATCAAACATATAGAAAGAATTTTGAGACATCCAATAAGTAATACCATTAACATCTTTAACACAATGATTTGAAACTGCCCCACAGTTAGCTCCAATTTGATTTAATGAAAAAGTAAAAGGAGGACCAACAAATTGCATTCCATGCAATGAAGTATCAGTCCATACTAATATAGCTCCTCTAGATCTAGCGGCTGCCATAATTTTAGAACCATCTTGAATTCTAAAAGAACCAGATGTGTTTGTTGCTTTTGGTGTCCATGTGTTATAATCTTCTTGAGAAGAAAAACGTAAAAATAAAGGATCAGCGGTTCCTGATGAACCAATAGTTGTTTCAGTACCAAATAAAAATACATGTCGGTCCGTCGGAGAAACTAAAGTAAATCTTGAAACAGTTGGTGCATTACTAATAATAGCAGCAGGTGTCCCTGTACCAACAGATGTATCCCATCTATATGTTCCACCTCCACTAACAGTAGCAATTAAATCCTCACCAAAATTATCAAAAGACCATTGTCTACCATCAATTGTAACAGTCGATGTAGATCTAGGTGTGTTCCATGTGCCAGTATTCCATGTTCCTGTTCCCCATCCATAACCATAAGCAGAAGCTGCTAAACCAATATTAATATCATAAGTAGCTACAACCGATCCACCTCCTGTTGAAGCACCAGAAGCTGTAGAACCCGTATAAGTTACTTTATAGGTATTAGCATCAACATAAGTTGTAATTTCAAATTCTTTGTTCATGTCAAGACCATTAATTGTAGAAGCTCCACTAAATGTTACAAAATCTCCAGCTTGTGCGCCGTGTCCTGTGTCTACTACTGTAACAACTGCACTTGCATTTATGGTTGTAAAAGGATTTGTTAAAGTTCCACTTGTTCTTCTTATTGGAGTAATATCATAAGCTGCTCCTTCAGAATAAACATAAAGTTTTCTATCTGTGCCAAGGGCCATGTATCGTATACCATCAAGGTCCGACCAAGCATGCATATCACGAACAACACCAATTAATGTTTCAGCAATAAGTTTAGACCAACCACCAATCTTTTCTGGTAATCCATATCTAAAACGAACCATATCAGAATCAGTCCAACGACCTTCTGCACCATATTCCGTATTTTGTTTATCTATTCCCGGAGCAAATTGAATTTTAGTAAGCATTAAGCAATCCTCAAAAATCTATAATATACTTCACCGGCACCACCTGCTCCTCCTGGAGCGCCTTGCTCGGTTCCTCCTCCACCGCCCCCAGAGCCACGATTTCCCGTACCTCCAACTTGGGCTGGTTCATAAGAGCCACCA